GCCGTCGCGTTGTCGGTCGCTGAGATGCGTATATTAACGTCGTCCGACATCCGGTGATTCCTTGCTGCTTATTGCGTTCTTCTGTGCGGTCAAATTCTTTTGTGCTTGTACGAACCATGCTGCTTGGTCCAGCACTCCTCCGGCGACTGGCGGTATTCCGTTCTCTGTCCACAAGTGGCAAAGATGCGAAAGTTCTGCGTAGTGACCGACGTATTGATACGGGCATTGGGTCAACTCAAAGTCACCGTCTTTGCAGTGTTCGCATCGCGTCTTCCTGTCTGCCGCTGTTCCCGTCCCTTCACAAATCGGACACTTCACTAGCACCGCGGATTCCGGCTTAGGGGCATCATGGCACTTACCACCGATGCAACCGCTGCACATCTTCCCAGCTTCCAAATGGGCTAAGATTCTGATTTTTTTTTATCTTCTGGGTCAATGAAGCAGTGTGCGTAAAGCAGCCCAAACAGCTTGCGAATGCTAAAGTAGGGCAGGTCTTCGATTTCTTCTGGGCTGCCGCTGTAGCACTCGCATACAGACTGCACAACGCGACTTGAGTATTCCTCGTTCTCCAAGTCTTTGTTGCGCATCCACGCCTCATGCTGCCGCTGTTGGCGGTAACTCCAAGGCTTAAACGAATACGCCTTGCCGTCGTCGGTTAGCTTCAATGTCAGTTCTGCTTGTGGGTCGATTTGCATTAAGGTGCATCCAGTGTGTAAGTCATCGAGAACTCGTCATTCAGCGTTGCCGTGCGACAAGCCAGGAAGTTCAATTGCTCGGTCTCAACGCCTGAGCGTTCGCCCGGTTGTTGATTGATGAACTGTGCGGCTGGCAGAGCAAAATCCCATTCGCCGCTATCGCCGTTCAACGAGTCCCAGGCGATTGCTACGGGAGCCTGAGTCATCCAAGTTGTGTAGCGAGAGATGGTGTTGCTCGTGTCCGCTTCTGGGTCAATCGAAAGCGTCGGGCGACGGTCAGAGATAATGAAGTTCTTAACGCCCTCATCAAGTGCTTGGCTTTCCAGCGGGGTAATGACATTCCCCAAATCAAACGTCAGCGAAGATGCGGCAATGGCTGTTCCACCGATGGTCGTCGTGGATCCTGCCCAACGCATCGCCTCGGCTGTTGGGTATGTTGGCGTAAGAATCGCCCCGGCCTCGAACGAGTCAAAGACGCCTTGGAACGTAAAGTCCAAAGTAATTTTCTGGCCAGCAAGGCAACTAATCGTGAACGTGCCAACAGCCCCGCGAATCCGACGCAGCACACCGTCAACGTAGTGAGCCATCGTGAGCGTTTTAACCGTGCTGCCAGGGGCTTCCGTGCGACATCCGTAAGTCGTGCTGGTCAACCCAAGGCCGCACGCGGGAAGGAACGTCGTGGCCCAGGCGGGTGCAGATGTGCCAACGGTCAAGTCAGTGCTGAACGTGCAAGTCCCGGTCTGTTGACCAAGGACGCTTGTGAGCTTTGAGAATGCCCCTTGCCCTTCGCGGTCGGTCATCTGGACATTGGGGACGATGCTTGCGTTATAGACGTTAAAAACGCCATCTGTGCCGCTCAGACTGATGGCAGTTCCGATGGTCGTCTCAATCTTTGCGACCAGAACGGATTTCTTTTTTAGCAGTGGTCCGGCCATGTTTTATAGTCTCTCTGTTCGAGGGTCTGATTCGTCTGTGCGGTATGTAACGCGGAGCATGAGCCTTACGCCCGCCCCGGATTCGTCGTTGAAATGTTCCATGCCAGTGAACGTGGCATCTATCGCCTTCGAGCCAAACGTGTACCAAGTGCTGGTACTCGCTATGGCGCGGGTCATTTCGCTTAGTGCGATGTTGCCTAGTTGGTCTAGTGCGGTCGTGTCGCTGTCGGTCGGTCGGAGGAAGCAAGTAATCTGGAACTCGGTATTCCAAGCGATTTGCAAACCTGTCGCACTGGCCCGCGTTAAGTCGTCGTTGCGTTCGGTCGTGGTCTGCTCAACAATCACGCCGTAATCAACATGCGTAATCGTTCCAACGCGGTCGGGGCGAATCACGCTGGCCACGCTGAACAGGTACGCATTGCCCGTGGTCGTAATCGCTTGTAAGCGAGTTACCAAGGCATCAGCGATTTGTTCGATTACCGGGTCTGGCATTACTTCTTGTTCTGCTTGCGAATGACGTTGTTGATTGCGGCTCGGACTTCTTTTTTCAGGTAGCCAGTCAGTTCTAAATTGATTGGCGGACCAAGGTTGTTTTTGATGTAAACCGCCCAAGGGCTAACGGCTCTTAGCGGGTCGGCAATTGGCAATCTTGCCTTGCCTTTTCGCCGTGTAACAAAACGCACCCCATGCTTCTTGACGATGAACGCACCTTGCAAAAACTCCTGTTTGCCGCCTTTTTTGATTTTGTAATAAACGCCGCCCCCTCTATAGCGAGCGACCTTTGTCACAAAAAACATCAGTTGCGGGCGGGCTGTTTTGGGCAGCGTCACAACAATCGTGTTCGCTTGCCACTTGATTGCGGATTTCGTAATCAAAGCCGACTTGCTTTTGCCCTTACCAGTCCCAAGCAAATCCTTTCGCTTGATGTTGATAAGTTGCGTGATTCCCTTGGCCATTAAGCTGCGGGCCTTGTCTGCCGTGCGATTCAATGGCCGCTTTAAGGCCGCGTCGATTTTCTTTCGCATCCCGCCCAATCGGCTCGACAACTCTTGCAAGTCGCCTTTGTCGATAACGGCACGAAAGGAAACCGGGGCGGTCATTACTGAACCTCGATAGTCACGCTTGAACCGTTGGTCTCGACCACCCGCACAATCCGCCTGTCTCTTGTCGAACCGCCGTAGCGATCCGCCACCGTGATTGCATCGCCACCCACGTTGATTTCCGTAGACAGGATGCCAGTCGTCACGCTATTGGGAACTACGATTTGTAAGAGCGTTGCCGCCCCTCTATCGAGTTCGCCAAAGACGCTACGGTCTGTACGGTCAATCATGCCCGTGATGGTCCGGCTTCCCCCGGCTCGCGGCTTGTAGGTGATTGTGTCACCAAACTGAGACTGCAAGCCGGGGGTTGCACTAAGCGCAAATTGCGTGTCGAACAAGCTCAACTTGTCACCTCAATTAAGCGGTGATGTTGCTGAGCAAGTGGCCAGCGTTGACATAGATGACAACTTCATCAACGTCGTGACGCACACGGATAATCTTCGACCGCACGGATTCGTCGCGGTATTCTTCGGTCGTGCCACCAACGCTCGAACCGTCTTCGGCCCAATGGAAGGTGCGGCCAATACACGGCTGGCGAATGTCTGGCCCGGTTGCAACGCGACACAGCATCGCGTACTCGTTCGACCAGAACGATTCCAAGTCAGCGGCTTGGCCTTCGTTGGCTGCGTTCTTGGACGCACCAGCGACGATGACCATATCCAGGTCAAGGACTTGGGCGAGGAGTTCTGCACTGATGTCGCCAGCCTTCGCGGCTTGGCCAGCACCTGCGGAGACAATGCGGTCGATGACCTGGGCATTGTTCTTCAGGTTGCGAAAAACTCTGCGGTTGATGATGAGAGCATTTGGATAGAATCCGCTGTTCTCGTAGATGATGTTGCCAGCGGTCAAAACGTCGGTAACTGGCACACCGCTTGCGGCGTTGCTCCATTCTGTGCCAACGCCCGTGGTCAGGCTTGCACCGTTCCAAGTCGTCGCATTGAAAACCAACGCAGCCACGCGGGCTTCGTAGTTGGCCAAGACAGCCTGACGCGCACGCATTGCGGCGATTTGTTCAGCGACAAAATATTCGCTGTACAGGGCTGCTTCGCGGTCGTCGATTGGCTCTTCCGCGCCATGCTCTTCGCAGGTGAAAGTGCTGGTTTCAAACTTGAACTCGCCACGGCTGTAACCAGCACCGGGGGCGCGCTTGGTGTTGCGGATTTTCAACATCTCTTCCACTGGAAGGACGCCGAAGCTGCCGGTTGCTTTTGGGACATCAATAACCGGCAGAACCTTGCTGCCGATATAGCCCATAGCGTCCATTTCTAGGTCAAATTCCATGAAGGAACCGCCCAAGTCTGGCCGCAGGTTTGTGATTGCATTGGATGCTGAAGGCATTGTCTAACGCTCCTATTGATTGAAGGGGGAGCGTTATGCAGAATGTGAGTGTCTAGCTTCGGCACTCTGCATAACGCGGATTGTTCGAACTGCCCCGCCCCAAGACGCCAATCTTGGGTGCGGGGTTTTGTTTTTACTAAGTACCGATAGCGACCCAGTTGATTTTCAAGCTGAAGGTCGTCGCGTCCACAATCGCCGCATCGGCGTCGGTATCCTTGTGGGTCTTGATTTGAATCGAGCCAGCAGCAGGAGCGCCAGCTTGGTCACCAATCGTGCAAGTCAGGAACTTCGCGGCTTCGATTGGGGCACTGTCCCAACTTGCAACAGCAGCAACAACGGTCGTCAACCCAGTGACGACGGTATCGTCAGCATCTACGGTCGTGTGTTGACCGCGAGCAATGCGATACGCTTGTCCGCCTGGAAGATTCAGCACCTCGCAGATGTCGTTATTCGCACCGGCACAGGTCGTGCTATCTTCCGAATTGAGGGGCAATGCAATGCCGATGTACTCGGTAGTAATCGCATCATCCACTTTGCCAGAGGCAGCGGCGTAAACCTTGGCCCCGGTCGTGATTGCACCGGCAGCAATGTACTTGCTGGTAGGCGCACCACGCAGGCGAACAGCAACCATATCGCCATCCGCAAAAGTCTCGGTCGTGGTCGTGCCAATCCAGTTGTCGGCAACGCCCGCAGCGGCCAACTTCCCGCTGGAAAGGTAAACGCGGGCGTGTTGTGCCAAAGCACCGCCAGCAACGAATGTTTTAGTTGGGGTATCAACGTACTGAGCCATTGTCTTTGTCTCCTAATAGGGGTTGGTGTTTGCTTAACGAGTCCGGCGAGCATTGACGGCTTCGATGTACGCCAGACGCAGTTCTGGATTTTCGCGGGCAACCTTCGCGGCTGCTTTCGCTGGTTCCATTGTTTTCTTGGCTTCAATCAACTTGCCTTCGTAGGCCGTGATTGGGTCGCTATCTTCGCCTTCGACCTTATCGCCGCTCGCCACTGGCTTGACGCCGGGCTTCGCTGCCGCAGCCTTGGCCGCTTCCATCTCTTGGTTGTGGGCCAGCTTCGCGTTTTCGAGTTGCTTGGCGTGGGCTTCGACTTCGGCCTTGAGTTTGGCCGTCAGTGCCTTGTTGTGAGCAACCAGCACTTGGGCGAGAGTCGCCCCGGCTTCGATTTGAGC